AGTGAATGGACTATATAATAATGATGTGAAGCGTTGCTGGTTCATAGTTTTGAGGAGATTATGTGACAAAAAATTTATGGGTAAAGTTTATACTGAAAGAAAGAGATATAAGATCGAACATGGTGTATTAAGTGGATGGAAATGGACTGCTTTTTTAGATACGTTAATAAATATTGGAGAATTTTATTGTGCAATAAAGGTGTTGAAAGAGCATGGCTGCAATATATTTTATAATTTGAATGCACAGGGGGATGATGATGATATTCTAATTGATAAATTAATTGATGGGATATTAATAGCAGAAACATATAAATATATGGATTTGAAGATAAATCCGGCTAAGTTCTTTATTAAAAAGAATATTGATGAGTATCTTCGAAAAGTTTATGAGAATGGGATCCTGTATGGTTACCAGTCAAGAATGATATTAACATTTATAGAGACTAACCCAATAAGAGATATTCCGGTGAGTGAATTAGCAGAAATTGGCGGAACTATAAAGAATTATACAGATTGGATACGACGTGGAGATGCGATTGGGTCTATTCAAAAGAGACCGAACAAGAATATGGTAAATCAGATGTTATACGATGTCATGAAGACAATAAAAAAGAACAGAGCACAGGCAAAATTACTAATAGGAGATGACTTTTGGTTAAAGATACTACCTAAATTACAAAAGTATGAAGGTGGGATAAATGGTCGCTTTGCGATAATTATACCTAGTGGAATGGGAAAAACAACATTAAAAAAGAAGCACAGAGCGATATTTGAAGATATAGATGATATATTATGGAATAAACATCAGAGATTAATCAAATTAATTAATATTAATCAGTTGTGGAATATAGGTTCAGTAATGAGTAAAGATATAATATTACAAAATGCTAATACTGGAAAAATACTATTGGCACATAGTCCAGATCAACTACCGATTGGATATATAGTATTGGGAATATTGAATAGTGATAACTTATTCATTGAAAGCATAAAAAAGGAGCGGAAACCATGGAATGTGAAAATTAGCCTACAAAATAGAGAAAGCCTATTTAAGTATAAATATGAAGAAAACTATTTTGAAGTTAATAATATAGATAGTTATTTGTTAGTTATAAACAAGTTAGTTCGAAAATGCAGAGGATTAATGCGAATCAAAGATGGTGAGATGTTATTAGTAAATAATAAAGGTGAATGGTTAGGTAACGAATTGGTCAGGATACTTAAAATACCAATTTATTATAAAACAAGTATAATAATAAAAGAAGATGATGAATTAAGAATAAGAACGAACTATCCATACTTGAGTAAAAGTGGAAAAGTAGTTTATAATAGAGAAGTGAACTATGATAATCTAGATTATTATATAATCGGACATTATAAAGATGATATAAATCTGGCATTGGTCGAAAACGGTATGAAAAGGTATCA